CATTAACTACCGACCAAGCAATGCCGTTAGATGGAACTATTGGCAAGTTAAAGAATAATAGTGATGTAGCTATATTACCTGCTAAGATGCCCATCACACCTAAATTGAAAGTTAATTCAAGTTTACTGAAAAAAGCACAATCAGAGATAGCAAAGCACGGTCAAGCAGTTGAACAACTAATGAGTACTGCCCCTCAAGCTAGAAATACTTTTAATCAGTTATTTACAGTATACATTAATAAACGTATTGTAGCGGGTGATTTAAATAATTTACTAGCAGGGTTTATGGACTATGTACAGACTAGACCAATGACTGATAAGATGCGTGAGAAGATTAATCAGCACTTAGCTGCCAATAAAGCAGGACTAGTTGGTGCATTTAGTATATGGGTAGCTATTTACAATCTTAAAATGAACATTGTGGATCAGCTTAATAAAGCCGCAATGACAGCCCCTGTCAAAGGTTATTTACAAGACGGTACTCAAACCCAAGAGGGTTTTGTTAGTCACGGTCTTAAATTTGTAGATAGAATGGGCTTTAGTCGCCAGAATTTGGCTGGAAGACAGTAGCCAAAACCGACTTTTTTTGTTACCAGGCATAAATAATAGTATGAATCTATACGATTCAAACTTTTTAAAGGAAATTCATTATGGCAGGTTTTACAAGAACACACGGCGATGCACAACCGGTATTCGCAATTGACGTACAAAATGGTCCAGTAGCTCCAAATACTGCGGCTGATGGCACGACTACTAATTTATATGGTCCAGCATTAGACTTCTTCGGTTTTGACTTAGGCGCCGCTCCTACAACACAACTTGGTGTTGACGAAATGGTTGCACAAGTTATGGTTTCTATCGAGCAATTAGCTACAGTTGCAATTTATGCAGTTCAGCCTACAGCAAACACAACAAATATGTCTGTTGCTGTTTATCCAGTTGGCGCATACACAGCGGCTACACTACAAACACAAATTCGTGCTTTAGGTACAGTTAATGGTTATGACCTAAGTGGTGCTGTTGTTACTAACGTTGGTTTCCGTTTAGCTTCTACAGCTACAAGCGCAAGCTAATCAGAAGTTTAACTTCAAAGAAATCCGAGATTTATTCTCGGATTTTTTTTGCCTCTAAATACAAGTATGAGTTTTAAAATAAGCTGTTATACCCTATTTGATATCACACAGACTGGTATTGTTAACAGAAGCCAACCTAAACCTGATGACGATCCTGAAGTTTGGTTACATAACAGAAATACACAGTGTAATTTTGATACTATTGTACAGGCTGTTTCATTACGTAGTCAGCCAGAAAACATCACAACACCAATCTTCAATAAGATTAAGTTTGATGAATTTGAGAATTTTGGATTTTTGTTAGAGGATGACGAGCAAGTAATTTGCTGGACCTTTGATTTTGAGATTCACCATCCTAGTGTTTTCAATGATGGTATATCTGAATTAGGATCATTGTATTCTGACTGTGACAGTGTTCCTATGATTAAAACTAAAAATGCTTGGGATAAATTACCTGCGTTTTTAGATTCATCGGATGAGTTGAGAAATATTTATTTTAAGGTGTTAGACAATGAGAATTGATGTTAATAAAATTGATAGAAAATTAGATAAAATGATATCAAATTCAGAGTTTGCTAAATTACAAGATGTTGTAATTTTTAAAGATACTGACGGTACATTCAATCTGTTTAATAAGTATCATATTAAAAAGAAAGATGTAACTGATATAGTTGTATCTTTAAATAACGGAGATGACGTTAACTCTTTTTTTAATATGAAAAATGCAGTATGTTGGTGTGTACTAGATAAGATAGGTAAATATCAGTTAGCGGATAGAGTTATTGATTTGGATATGCATTTAAGTAGCGTAGAAGTGCATATCTCTATACATTCCCGACTGTTTAAAAAGGCTAAAAAAACAGAAGATAAGCTAATATACTTAGCCAAACTGAACCAAGATAAATTGCAGAAAACTGCTATGAGTGAAGAATTGAGTAAATATATACAGGATTCTTACAATTGGCAACAAAAAAGATTCGGGTTAAAATCCGAACATTAAATGAAAAAAGATAAATACTTTATATTAGTCTTGGAATACAACTATGAAATTAACTGATTTTGACAAAAACCCAATCGAAAACGCTACTAGAGCGTTAAAAGAGCATTATAACGTTCCGTTTAATGTTCGTAAAATGTCTTATGCTCAAGCAAGAGATATGCTTACTAGAGTTCGTGGTCTGATGAGCGAGACAAAGAAATCTACCGATTTCTATGAGAGCCAACAGAATTCTTCATACCTAAAACTTGTGTTTATGGAACAAGCACTGAGTAAGCATTTTGCTGAAATCAGTCTACGTAAACCACGCATCGTTGTAGAGAATGAAGAAGTTGAAAAGTCACAGGTTGTTTTGGCAGCTCAAGATTTAGTAGACCAAGTTCAAAAAATGGTTGAAGAAGTTAGTGATATGTTAGTAAAAGAATTACCAGCATTAACTGATAGTGTTCAATCAGAGATTGGTGTTAACGAAAGTGAAACATTCAACCAACAAGTTTCTGAAGCATTAACTTCACTTCAAGCCGCATTAACACAAAGTCAAACAACATTAAAATCTGCATTGAACGGTATCACTGGTCAAGGTGGTGCTGAAGCTTTTGACGCAGGTGGTGATATGGGCGGTGACATGGCAGGTGGTGATATGAGTGCCGACATTGATATGGAAGAACCACTTCCAGGTGGCGGTGAAGAAGAAGTAGATATCGGCATCGAAGCTCCAGAAGAAGAACCTCTAGGTGGTGCTGGTCGCCCTAAGAGATAACCATGCGATTGTATGAATTTGCCGGAAGTCCACTATTAATAAGGCTTGTAGCTACTACTAGCCAACTTAAAAGTGAAATTGATTCCGGTGAAGTCCATAGTGATTGGACTGTTCCAGAACTCTTGCAATACTATAGAGATAATGATATAGTCATTGATAAGGATGATTTGTATAATATGATTAAGAACCCGCCGTTGAATCAAAGTATTGAAAACATTCAGGGTGAGAACGTTATATTCAAAGGTCAAACTCCTGAACAAGAATTAGAGCCTGACGAAAATAAAAAAGTCGTAGCACAAATGGCAAAGAACGCAATGCAATGATAAGCATAACTGACAAAGCATCAAATAAAATACAACATACAATACAAAAACGAGGCAAAGGCTTAGGTATTCGTATAGGTGTAAAAACTACAGGATGCTCAGGTCTTGCATATGTACTTGAATATGTTGATAATCCACTAGAACACGATATTAAAGTAGACTGCAACGGTTGTGCTTTATACGTTGACCCAAAGAGTTGTACATACGTTCAAGGTATGACGATTGACTATGTACGTAATGGATTGAATGAAGGCTTTGAATTTAGAAATCCAAACGAACGTGATAGATGCGGTTGCGGAGAGAGTTTCCGAATCTAGTTGACAGTCGTACTATAATCAACTATAATTGACTATAATGTACATTCCAAACAAATATAATTACACACCCTTACTTAGGGAAACAATAAACGGCTCACGTAAATACGCTACTCCAGATGGCGAAAAGCTTCCTAGTGTCACTACAATACTAGATGCTACTAAAAGCGAAGAATCTAAACAAGCATTAAATAATTGGCGCAAACGTGTAGGTGTTCAGAAAGCACAAGAAATCACAACAGAAGCCGCAGGTCGTGGAACACGAATGCACAAGTGGATTGAAGATTACATTAAGACAGGAGTACTCAATGAGCCCGGAAGCAATCCGTATAGCTTGCAAAGCCATACTATGGCCCAATCAATCATTAATCAAGGTCTTATTAAATGCAGTGAATACTGGGGTACAGAAGTTCCTCTCTATTATCCAAAGATTTATGCAGGGACGACAGACTTAGTAGGTGTACACGATGGGAGTGACGCTATTATGGACCATAAGCAAACAAACAAGCCTAAGAAACGTGAGTGGATTGATGATTACTTTGTTCAGTTAGCGGCTTATGCAAACGCACACAATGAAGTTCACGGTACAAAGATACGTAAAGGTGTCATTTTTATGTGTTCTGCTGATAATCTCTATCAGGAATTCATATTAGAAGGACCTGAGTTTGTCAAGTATACTGACATTTGGTTCAATAGAGTCGAACAATACTATATGAAGTTCTTATAATGTTTTAAGATAAATAAGTGTAAATCTTCAAAGAATTACACTTATGGCCATTATACAGATATCAAAAATCCAACAGCGTTCAGGTAACCTTGTAGACCTGCCACAATTAGATGAAGCACAATTTGGCTTTGCACAAGATGCTAGCCGATTGTTCATTGGTAAAACTACCGGCACTCCTGAAAACATTGAAGTACTAACTAGCTACTCAGAGATTAGTTTTAGCCAAGTACAAGGCAGTGGTGGCAGTAACGTTAATATTACTGCAAACACATTGCAACCTGGACAAATACTAGGATATGATAGTGTTACTGGTTCATGGGTTAATACAGGTGGTAACACAGCTAATGCTGGGAATGCGAATGCATATACAGGTATACCTGTACACTTGGGTAGTGTAAGTAATGTTAAAATAGGTGATGGCGCAATTGGTTATGTTTTAACCACAGATGGTTATGGTAACTTAAACTGGAGTCCCAAGACTAACGTAGTAGCAAACATTATTGACATATCAGATGCTGATCCAGCAGTAATGACATTCAATCCCACCATTGTCAGCTATACAAACGGTACAGCAATTACAATTTTAGGTATTGCTGGAAATAGCTCTGCTAATGCAAATTTACTAAACGGAAATACTTTTTATGTAAAAGTAGCAAATGATTTTAATACAACAGGTGATGTAAGTTTATATATTTCTGATGCATTAGATGCACCTAATGCATATAATGGTGCAGGAATTGTTTATGATAATCCAGCCAATGTATTTGCAACAGCAACTAGTTCGTTTGGTACAGGTGGAAGTACGCCGGCAGCAGGTGTAGATGGATCAATACAATATAATGTCAGTGGTGTGTTGACTGGATCAGCACTATTAAAATTTGCAAATAGTAATGTAGAGATATCAACAAGTAACGTTGTTGTTACAGGTGGCAACGTATCAGCTAACGTCATTTCAGGTAATGTATTAACAGGTACATTATCTACTAATGCACAACCAAACATTACGTCAATTGGCACATTAAGTTCATTGAGTGTAAGTGGAAATGCTACTGTAGGTAATATCAATGGTGGCAACTTAGTAACTGCTAATTATTTTGAAGGTACACTAACATCTAATACACAATCAAATATTACATCGACCGGCACATTAAGTTCATTGAGTGTTAGTGGCAATGCTACTGTAGGTAATATCAATGGTGGCAACTTAGTAACAGCCAATAATATTACAATTACAGGAATATCAGATTTAGGTTCAAATGCAAACGTTCGTATTACTGGTGGTACTCCTTATGATGTTCTAGTTACTGTGGATGGCGCGGGTAATCTTGCTTGGGGAACACTTACACTGGATGCTGAAATAGCAAATGGTCTTTCTAATGTCTATGTAAATTTCGATGGTAATGTTACTACCTCTGTAGGTGCTGTTGCAAATGTATTAGTTGTAACTGGTACTGGTGCCAACGTAAACGGTACACTTAGTGTATCAGGTAATACAGATGTCCTTGGCATTAAAACTGACAACTACTATTATGCTAATGGTGACCCATTCAATCCATCAGGTACATACGGTGATAGTAATGTCTCAACATTCTTAGCAAGTTATGGCTCTAATACAATTACAACAACAGGTAATGTAGACGTTGGTAATATTAGTGCTACATCAGTGACTGGCACGTTAACAACTGCGGCACAGCCAAATATTACAAGTACAGGAACATTGTCTGGGTTAACAGTGGCAGGTAACATTATTCCTTCTGCTAATATTACATATGATTTAGGTAACGCTACAAACTCATTTAAAGATTTATATCTATCAGGTAATACAATTTATTTAGGTGGTAATTCAACTATTACTGCTAGCCCAACAGGAGTTGTTATTACTACAGGTAATGCAACACCGGTTACATTAAAGCCAGCCGGAGCTAACACACAAATTCAATATAATGATGATGGTGCATTTGGTGGAAATCCAACATTATTTTTCAATGAACTAACTTCTACATTAACTGCTAATAACTTTGTAGCAACAAGTACAGCTAACTTGGGTGCAGTAGGTAATCTCACAATCACCGGTGGTAGTAATGGACAAGTATTAACTACAAATGGCAGTAATGTATTAAGTTGGACAACTGTTACCAGTGGTAACGGTAGCTCATATGGTGATTCAAACGTTGTTACATTATTAGCATCGTATGGTAGCAACTCAATCAGTACAACAGGTAATGTTACAGCAGGTAATATTACGGCACAGTATCTACTCAATTCAGTACAGACTGGCATAACAGCAAATGGGTCAAATGCAGGTACGGCTACTGAGTTAGGTAATACAATTAATATAGTCAGTACAGTTTCTAGTGGCACTGGCGTAAAATTACCAAATGCATTACCCGGTATGACAGTGTATGTTACCAACATATCAAATGCTAATTTAATAGTATACCCAGCATCCGGTGCAATATTTAATCCTGTAACAGGTAATGCTAACATTACACAACCTGCAAATTCTACTATACACTATATTGCATCTTCAACAACACAATGGTACCCTGTAGGCGCAGTATATGCTTAAAGAATATATGGTAGCTCTAAAGAAGGGCGTAGATTATAATCAAGTATGGAATGATATTGAGAATCTCAGTCCTGGATTACAGCATATTCCTGACAGAGCAATTGGTATAGCAAATAATTTAGATGCACTAGATAGAATTACACATTATTTTTTAACTGATGAAGAAGCACAAAAACTTAGAGATGATCCCAGAGTATTGGGTGTACAAATTCCGGCTGAACATAGACCCGAGATTACTATTACAAAAAATACCGTTCAAGTTAATAACTTTACAAAAACTACCAGTAGTTCAGGTGATTATGTTAACTGGGGCTTAATAAGAAACAGTCAACTAACTAATGTATATGGTACAGGTACAACAACTACCGAAGATTATGTTTACAATGTGGATGGTAGTAATGTTGACGTTGTTATTGTTGATAGCGGTATACAGGCAAATCATCCAGAGTTTCAATATTTAGGTAACTCTACATCACGACTAAATCAATATGTATGGTATCCTGGTCTCAACCCTACAACATATTATACGGATGTTGATGGTCATGGAACACACGTTGCAGGTATCACAGCTGGTAAGACCTATGGCTGGGCAAAGAATTCTAACATTTACTCATTAAAGTATGACGGATTGACAATGAGTGATATAGCTAACTATATTATCGCTTGGCATAATAGTAAAACTATAAATCCAAATACAGGCGTTGTAAATCCCACTGTAGTAAATATGAGTTTTGGATATAGTATATCACTCTCAACTTTTAATATTACAGCCGCATATTATAGAGGAAGTATAATAAATAATCCTGGTTACGGTCCATCAAGTATATATGGATTAATCTTTGGACAAGGTAGAGTGCCATATTGGGACGAAACATATAATACACCAATTGTTCAAATGACTGATGCAGGAATAGTTGTATGTAAATCTGCAGGCAATGATAGTCAAAAAATAGATATACCGGGTGGAATCGATTGGGATAATGAGGTTGCATTGTCTTATGCATCTAATGGTACTTCAATTGGAAGTTTTTGGTACATGCGTGGAGGTTCCCCTAATAGTAGTACTGAGACCGAATTAGGAGATGCTATTATAGTTGGATCATTAGATTCAACTACATTCAATGCCAATTTAGATCAGAAGGCAGATTATTCTATGGCGGGCCCTGGTGTCAATATTTTTGCAGCCGGCACCGATATTATGAGTGCGTGTAGTAATACAAACTTATATACTGGTCAACCATACTATTGGAATACAAGTTTTAAACAGGTTAACATTAGTGGAACTTCAATGTCGGCCCCTCAGGTTGCAGGAATAGCAACTTTATATGTACAAAATAATCCTACTGCAACTCCGGCAGAAGTAAAGAGTGCATTGCTAACAATTGCAACTACTACAATGATCGGCAATGTATCTACAAACCCATCTGGAAATGATTACAGTAATACCGTATCACAATGGGGCGGAAATGCAGGAGTGGCATATATGCCCTACAATACATTATACAACTTTGTCGCTTCAGGGGCTATTGAAATGACAAATGTTACGATAAATACAGAATAAGGAATTTTTAAAATGGCATCATACGTATATACAGGCAATGCAGTATCACAACAATCAGCTAATATTGCTACGGACAAGATTAGAATATCAACTACAGGTGTAGGTATTCACGCTGTAACAGGTTATCCAAGAGTAGCTGGCACTGGTACAGCAACGGCAGCAACTAACAGTGCGACAGTCACCGGTGTTGGTACTGCATTTGACACTCAACTTGAAGTTGGTGGTTGGATAGGCAATACGACTGGAACAACAGTAGGAATTGTATCAAGTATTGCAAACGCTACTAGTTTAACACTAACTGCTAATGCAGGAGTAGCACTATCAAATGTTGCATTCACTTTCAACAATGCAGGAGTTCCTTATGCTATTGCTACACAACAATCAGAGATTTATTCTGCTAATGATAGTTACAATAGTGTTTATTGCGGTCAAGGCAATGTAGTAGCGTTCCTCACAACCGGCGGTGGAGCAGGATCTGAATTCAGTATTACTGAACTTGGTATGCCTCACGCTGTTACCGGTACTGAATAATACAGATTTTTGATAAATACATCATACACTCTCATTCTGAGAGTTTATGCAGTAACCCACTGCGTAGTGACTAGAACTCACTAATTTTATCAAAGGAAAAACAAATGGGACGTCCTCTAAAAATCGCAAAGGCTCAAGCAGTCTTAACAATTACTGATACAGCGGAAACAGGCAGTATCGTTACAATATCAGGTGGAAACCTAACAACTTCTCCTACAACTGGTGTAGCTTCAGGTATGCCATTCGTAGTAGCTACTACAGTTGGTGGTCTAACAGCTAATACAACATATTATGTTGATACAATTTTATCTAATACTACATTCAGCGTTTCAGCTACAGAATTAAGTGTTCAACCACGTGTAATGGCAACATTGACTGACACTACAGGTGAATCAGTTAGTATGTCAGTTGGTGTAGTTGATGCATATTTCAATAACCCATTCGGTGGTGCAGGTTTCCCTGCAACTAACGCTAACACATACGGCGTAGTTGGTGGTAACACATCAATCGTTGGCTCGCAGGTTCTACCACGTGTTGCTATTGGTCAAAATGGTACAGGTACCTTGTATTCTGCTACTGATACTGCATATGTAACTGGTATTGGTACTGATTTAGCAAACACACTAAGTGTAGGTTCTGTAATTCAAGTTGCAAGTGCAAACATTAATGGTACAACAACTGATTATACTACTCTAGGTTTTGCAAACACAGTTCCAGGCTTAACAACCGTTGCTGTTGCTAACACACAAAATACAGGTAACATCATTGGTACTTCAGGTAATGCTCAAACGTTATTAGCTAACGGTACGGTAAGATTTACTGCTAACTTAGGTGGTCTAGTAGCTGGTCAAGTTTATTTTGTTAAAGCTATTGCAAACGCAGCCGCATTTACGGTTTCCACAACATTGGCTGGTGCAGAAGTTGATTTGTCAAATGCTACTGGTACTCCTGACGCTCAACAAGATGTAGTTGAATTAGTTGCAAACGCCGCAGTTGCCTCAACAGGCGCAGCCTTTATCTATGCTGATGACGAAGCTGGTTTCATTGTACGTCAAAAAGGTAAGACAAAGTATCTAGTACAAGGTGGCACAACTGGTTTAATTGCACAATGCTACACAGCTAATGTTGCTAACACAGCATTGACACCAAATACAATGAACATCTTGTCTACTGACGCAGCCTCTGCTACAGCATATGTTTCAAGTGTTAATGATTACAATTCTGAAGTGTTCCCAGCACAAGTTGCAGCCGGTTCATTAAGTGTAGGTACATTGTATACAATTTACTCTAGTGGTACAACGGATTGGTCAGTATGTGGTGCGGCATCTAATATGACAGGTGTGTCATTCGTTGCTATTGCCGCAGGTACTGGTACAGGTACTGCGGTATTGAACACAGTTAACCCTGATGTTATCGCTACATTCAACACAGCATATGCCGCTAATACATACGACGGTCAGCCTAACCCAATCGTTACGATTGCTAATGCTTAATCATGATGGTAGCGAAAACTATTAAAATGCCAAAGACTGAAACGGACATCGCAGTGCTTCAAGTACAGGTACAAAACATCACAAATGATATCAGCGAAATCAAAGCTGATATCAAAGATGTAAATGCTTGTATGGCGAAAAACAACGAAGATACTCATCAGCTTCTTAAAGAAATGAAAGATGCTAGTGCCGGTGCTCATAAGTCTATGTCTGACAAAATCTCTGCGCTTGAAAAATGGCGCTGGATGATGATGGGAGCAGGTGTTGTAATAGGATCGCTAGGATTTGATACGATAGCAAAACTGCTAAAATAAAAAAAGAGACTTAGGTCTCTTTTTTTGTAAGTGCGTTTAATTTTTTCTGAACAACATCAAAGTTGACTGTATTAAACAATCCTGGATGTAATGGTTTGGGATATTGTTTATTTCCTACCCAAGCATAACCACAATGTTCATCATTTAATACAGGTGTAAATTCTTCTGATACTTTACAAAAGAATGTATGATAAGTGAATGTATTATTAACAAACTTCTGAATGGGTACAAGTTTAGCGTGTTCGGGAAAGTAATTTACTTCTTCCATACATTCACGCTGTAGACCTTCAAGTAATGTTTCACCAGTTTCTATTTTACCGCCGGGTATGCCCCAGTTACCTGGATTCTTATTGTCATTACGTAACAGGTATAGGAAACGTTTTGTATTTTCAGAATAGAAAAAGATACCTGCGGAAATATTGTTCATACTATGATTTATCACAGTATTAGATGACGATAGAATAATCCCCTTGGTTATACCAACCCTCGTATGATTTCATCCAAACGTTGTTGATATAATCAAATCTATATTGCAAATCAGTAGTAAGATTGGTTACGTATTCTACAGTGGTAGCTGACTGACTATCGAATGACACAAACCATTCACCTGATGTTGCATCAAACTCAATAATGTCATTTGCATTTGCAATCAATGCTCCCCAAGCAATAGTAGTATTACCTGGACTACCTATATCTTCAACAATAAGGTATCTACGTCCGTTAATTGGTCCTGGCAGTCCTGCGTTTGGTCCGGTGACTAATGGATTAATCACGCTGTCTACAGGATCCAATGTGTTTTGGGGCAGGGTGTCAGGATCAATATCGTATATTAGTAATCTATCATCTGTTGGGTCAGGAACAATAGTACCAACAATGTCAGTAGTCATAAATGGATTTTGTAACCATATCTGACTAATACCGGGTCTTACTGTACCGTATACGTTTAATAAACTACTCCAATATAAACTTGTATTGGGTGGAGGAGGGTAATCTAAACTTTCATTACTTGGATAAAATGCTTCATCTGCTGGTAGTAGTTGAAGTCTATTTCCAATCAATAACAATTTATAACCATAGGGGGTAATCTTTTGTCTAGTACCTAACAATAGATCATCGTCTTGCATATCTTCTAATGCTTGACCTTTAAAGATACTTGCAATAACTTTTTCGATAACGCCCATCTTTTTAAGTTTTGCCGCGTTACTTAACCATATTGGCATATAGAATTTCCAACTTAATACATCTATAGGATTACCGGTTCCCTGCGGAATACTACGACTGGTAAATGTTATACCATCTTGATATACAACGCTTAAGCTAGTCCAATCAATAAAGTTATCAGTACTTTGTATTTCTAATGAAGGGTTAAACAATGTTCCTAATTGTTCTACTAGTTCTAATTTTTGTTGATAATTAGTGGTCCAGAAATCGACACTGATACGTAATGTGTAGGGTACAGGCATTAATCGTTCAATGGTAAATGCTTGACCTTGCACTTGTTCATAGCTTTGAGTATCAGCGTTATAGCTACGTTGACGAACCTGCATCTTATCAATAAATGTAGGATCTTGTGTACGTTTTTGATCGTATTCTAATCCACTGATATAATATGTAATTAGTGGTGCGCTTGGTAAATTACTTGCGCTATTATTAGCAATGATAGTACTCGCTTGTCTACTACTGTCACCATACATAATAGGTACACGAACAAGTATCTCATTGCCAGCAGGATCTTTACCTTTAGTCACTTGCCAAGAACTGAAAATTTTTGCAAATTGTATTAAGAATCTGCGTATCTGATTGTCATAGAAAAATTGTGCCATTTATGTTCTTTAAGGTATTGGTGGTATAGAATCCGGGGCGATTGTAAGTATTGTACTTAATCCCTGTTTCTGTGTAGTAGTAGCACCGTCTGTTAATACTGTTACATTACTGTTATTTATGAAGCTTGATTGTTGTGACAAATCTTGTTCTGTGAATCCAGTTTGTGTTCTTACGTTCTGTGATATTCTTACCCAAAGACGACCATCCCAACGATACAATAGTTGAGGTAAATAATCTATGCGTAAGAAGTAATCTCCTACTTTTGGGTTTTGCGGGAATGCAATACCTGCACCTGTTGGGAATCCGTTAGGCGCATTTCCGTCACCGGCTAAGTATCCAGTTGTATAACCAAATGTACGTGGGCTACTACGTGCAATGAACTGGAATCGAGGATCACAGTCAGCACGATAGTCCATTGTGTTAGGACCGTATGGTTCAGTGCCAGTAAAGTTTGGAGCTTCTGGATTCTGGTCAGCAGTCGCATATGTATTATCAGCAGTACCATATGGACCTGTGATATTGTAACCAATACTATCAACAGTTAGTACAGTATAGCCAGACACCGGGCCTGAACCAGAGTCAGTCAGTGTAGGTAAAAGTGATGTAGTTGTTAATGAAAGTGTTGATCCAGGTGCAACTACACCACCATCAACAGTCATGTCCCAAATAGCCTGTGCCGATGCTGCCGAAATTCTTAGTACAGGACTAGCAGTTCTATACAATGAAGACTGTACCATTTCAACAGTAGCAACCGGTGGACCTGGGTTAGGAACCACAACATTTATAGGTGGTGCAGGTTGATTGTATTTACCTGACAATTCAGTATTAGTTTCAAATTCACCGTATGTAGGCACAACATATAAATTGTTTCTATCATAACCTGATTTAGGTACGAGTCGTTCGGCTTCTTGTAGTGCCGCATTATTGATTGCAATATTCGTGTTATAAGTAGCAAGAATATCTTTAAGATTTGAGGCCGTATCTAACTCCCAATATGTTGGATCTGGAGGATATATTCCAGGTGGTACTTCTATTTTACTAATATAATTCTTATCACCATATGTGATAACATAACCCGGTGGATATGTTTTATCTTTATCCCATAATCCTAAATAATTATCTTGGTTAATCGGCTCTGCTAATATCTGACTAAATTCTTCACTATCAACTAATGGTTCACATTTAATACGCCACATATGCGGATACCAAGTTTGACTAAATCCTTCACTAGAAAAGTTAGCATCGGTAATACTATAAAAGCGTTTTAATGCTACTGGTATAGTTTCTTTTAATGGATTATAATCTAATAAGTGAGGTAATTCTAATACATCCCCTACCATTAATTTACGACCAACAATATCAATCATATCATTATAATGAACATTGATAAAAATAATATCGTTATTTAAGAATAAACCAAACTGACTTAAATCAAAGTCTAAATTTTGAACATTATAATGTCCACGCAATCTATAAATATTTGGATCATATGTTCTATCTCTATTCTCTAAGAATAATAAATCCTGAATATTCAGTGGATTTAAACTATCATATTCTGGTTGAGTATAATCAATACTAGGTCCTTGATTAGTTGGACCTAAATACTTGTGAATGTATAAATCCGTGCCGCCAACACGTAATTCTTCGGATATTGTTCTATCAAAGAAACGATAATCATTCTGTTTATTTGGGCGGTATAAGGATAACTTTGGCATAATAGTATTTATCGCAATGTCCTACGCTTGAATCCTAAGGTTGACAATAAATATGGGTTATGCTATAATAGCTAAATCAATACAAAGGAGTGCCTAATGGCAACACGTAAGCGCAATACAGAGGACCATAGTCTAGTTAAAGCATTAAATCCACGGGATGTGGATGTACAACATTATGGAGATGAGCCGTTATTTGTACTACAACCGGATGAGGATAAACGCAGGGTAACACTAATGCGTAGTTTTACTTGGTACAATCGTTTCTATGGCAAGAAAGATGCTAAGGAATTGTTGAGTCAGTATTTGGAATACAATAAACGCACTAACGATTCTAAAATTATGCGTAGGGTTCACGAAAATGAATTCTTAATGACACTATGCTGGTTGGCACGTATGCAGTTACGAGGCCTATCATTGACTGAACACGAGGAACTGACCCTTGAAAACGAAATCAATCGTTTGTTAAAGTTAGTACACAAACCCGAAGAAGAAAAAGCCGTAGTTGAGGCACCTGCTCGACCCAACATTCAGGACATTCTAAAAGAAAAAGCACGTGAAGCCGCAGGTGAACTTGAAGGATTGTTTGATGAGTTTATTACATCCGGTGCGCCTACAAAGCATACACTACGTCCTATGGACGAAGTTGCTAAAAAGAATGTAATGCCGCAACATATCAGTATTTTAACTGAAGTGTGGAAAAAGAAACTGAATGAGTTTGAGGAGTTGCTTAAAGGCACTGACGCACAACTGGTTCAAGGTTACAATCACTTGACTAAAACACAGGTTAAGAACATTGTCAAGTTCATTGAGTTAGTTATCAATGACTTGAACAGTTACATTAGTGTTAAGAAAGCCGCAAAAGCTCCTAGGGCACGTAAGGCAGTACCTGTTGAAAAGATTGTAGCTAAACTCAAGTATCAAAAGACATTCAAAGATACTGCAAGTAAGCTAGACTTGGTAAGCATCAGTCCTATCAAACTTCACGGTGCAAGTGAAGCTTGGATCTATGATAGTGCAAAGCGTAAGTTACATCACTATATTGCCGATGATTACAGCAAAGCATTTACTGTTAAAGGTAATACATTGCTAGGCTTTGATACAGCAAAAAGCGAAGTTAAAACACTACGTAAGCCTGCTGAACAATTAAAAGAAATTATGGGAAGTAAACCGGCAGCTCGTAAATACTTTAACGACATTAAAGCAGTCGCTACTGCATCTAATGGCCGCTTTAATGAGAATATGATTATACTGAAAGCATTTTAATGAGTAACATAGATTTAAACAAATACAAAGATTTTGTAGAAGCCGTTACTAGTAGTGCAAGTAATGACTTGACTACATTTATGAACCGTTGTGATGAACTTGATGGTAATGATGGAGGACCTGATATCAACGTCCCACTATTACTTACAGCTTGTTTAGGATTAGCGGCTGAAGGTGGCGAGTTTATCGAAGTGCCCAAGAAGATGTTTTTTCAGGGTAAACCACTGACAGAAGCAGAAGTGTTTCACTTAAAGCGAGAGTTGGGTGATGTTATGTGGTACTGGATTAATGCTTGTCGTGCATTGAATCTTGACCCAAATGATGTGATTGATGAGAATGTTCGTAAATTAGAAAGTCGTTATCCCGGTGGAACTTTTGACGCACATTATAGTGAAAATCGAAAAGAAGGCGATATCTAAGAACCAATAGTTTCCTGATAAATACAACATCAGGAAACTAATATGACTATATCTGCAACAGCAAACATTCTTTCTACTCCATCTGGACTAACACTAGATGAGTTGAAACAAGCATTATTTCAAAACCTTCGTTATCGTTTAGGTGATGGAATCATTGACCTTGAGTTAGATCCTCAACACTACGAAGCGGCATATAACTACGCCATTAAAGTATATCGTCAAAGAGCGCAGAATGCTACGGCAGAATCATATACACTAATGACAGTTGTAAAAAATGTAGACACTTATACACTACCGCAAGAGTTTATAAATGTTCGTTGTATCTATCGTAGAACAGTTGGATTAGAGACTGGTCCAGGATCAAGCAGTTTCGATCCGTTCAGTTCTGCTATATTAAACACTTATCTATTAAACTATAACTATGCTGGTGGTATGGCAACATACGACTTCTATGCTGGTTATGTTGAACTAGCCGCACGTATGTTTGGTGGTTATGTAATCTATACATTTGATCCAGTTACAAAAGTAATACGTATTGTTCGTGATCCAAAAGGTAGTGGTGAACGTGTTCTTATTTGGGCTGACGTTCAAAGACCAGAAGAAGTGTTACTACAAGACCCAGGTGCAGGTGTATGGATTGGTGATTTTATATTAGCTAATCTTAAACTAATCATTGGTGAAGCACGTGAAAAGTTTGGAACTATCGCAGGTCCAGGTGGTGGCACAACACTAAATGGAACAGCTATGAAAGCTGAAGGCAAAGCCGCAATGGAACAACTGTATGATGAACTAAAACGCTATGTAGATTACAGTCAGCCATTGACTTGGGTACAAGGCTAAATGAGAGCAACAGAGTTCATTGTTGAAGGTGTGACGGAAGGCAAATTAAATGAGATCCGTGACCAACTTTGGACCTGGGTTCAGTCTAAATTTCCAAGAACACAATGGCCTGAATATGTGCAACGAGATTTTTTATATCAACAAGCAAAGGGCATTCGTAATCAAGCCGAGTTAGATGATTTTCTAAAAAGAAACAGAAATGATTTTGGTAAAGTGCAATGGCGTTTAGAAAAACTACCAATAACCATGGATATCTTTACTCCTAAAACGCAAAGAATGATTTTAAGTCGTGAAGGTGGTAGTTCTAATCCTTTTCAAGTTCCGCGTGACGCTGAAAGACACGCACAGCAATTAAAAATAATTCAACAAAAAGG